CGGGATTTAAATTATGACAAATTGGCAATTAACTGAAGACTACTATGTACCCAGTCAAGAATTGCCGAAACTCATAGGGATATGTGGTTCAATTGGTTCTGGTAAAGATACGGTTGGTGATATTTTGATTCACGAATATGGATATACCCGAATGAGTTTTGCCACTACGCTGAAAGATGTAGTGGCAGCGCTATTTGGTTGGGACCGCGAAATGTTGGAAGGCTTGACTGATCAGGCCAGAGATCAAAGAGACACACCCGATTCGTTCTGGTCTGAAAAACTTGGCCTGGCGTGGACACCAAGGAAGGCAATGCAAGTGATAGGAACTGATTTGCTTCGTAACCAATTTCATACGGATATGTGGTTGAATACTGTAGAGAAAAAGATTTCTGAGATGGGCAAGGTGGTTATCACCGATGTACGCTTTCCAAATGAAATTGAATGGATTAAAACTAATGGAGATCTATGGTCGGTCGAACGCGGGGTAAAACCTATATGGTTTAATATAGCGAAAGATTGGAATGTTGGAAAAGATAAAAGAAGTTATCAGGAAACTGTACCATTACAACTTGAAGGAATACACGAAAGCGAATGGGCCTGGGTAGGATGTAGTCCTCTCCATAAGATTCGCAATCAAAGCACAATCAAGGATTTAAAATCGAATATTCGTCAAATATTGTTTGACAAATGAAACTAGATGTGATATAATAGTCATACTATCTACAATTACCACAACTGAGAAAATCAATTATGAAACTTAGCACAAACACCGTCAGTATTCTAAAGAATCTGGCATCTATTAACTCTAATATCGTGCTCGACGTGGGTTCGATTATTCGAACCATATCTGAAGGCAAGAATATTCTAGCAAAGGCTACCATTCAAGAAGAGTTCGATACATCATTCGGTATATATGATCTGAACGAATTCCTTGGCGTGCATGGCATGTTTGAAGAACCAGATATTGCTTTGAGTTCAGACGCAATGTTTGCCACAGTTTCAAGCGGCCGGCAATCTGTCAAGTATTTTTTCTCAGATGCGTCATTCCTGACCAAGCCAGAGAAAGACGTTAACATGCCCAATATTGACCTCAAGTTTACAATGACTGACGAAGACATTAATTCGCTTCGCAAAGCCGCAGCAACTCTTGGTTCAACGGATATGACCATTGCAGGTGATGCAACAGGCCCGATTACGGTGGTTATTGGAGAAGTTAAAAACAATACAGCAAATTCCTATTCCATTGATATCACGGCTGATACGAGTACTCGTCCTGATGTACCGTTTTCTTTCGTGTTCAATATTGGAAACTATAAGTTTATGTCAGGTAATTACGAGGTATCAATATCCTCAAAGTTAATCTCACATTTTGTAAATGATTCTGGTGCTGTAGAGTATTGGGTCGCATTAGAAAAAGATTCAACTTTTGGAGAATAATATGAACGAATCTGATACATCAACCAAAGTAACACCTACTGTTGAAACCGAAGGTGCTGCTGAACAACTGCAGTTAAATGATCTTGTAGGAATGATTGGCATTATTGACAACTGTTCAAAACGAGGAGCATTTGAAGGCGGCGAAATGGAAACTGTCGGCGCTCTAAGAACCCGAGTAGTGACCTTCATCAAGTCGGTTGCTCCTCAAGCTGAAGAAGTAGAAGAATCTGCATCTGATGACAAGCCGCAATTCTTAACAGAAGGAGATCTATAATGTTAAGTAATATTAAAGACATCAAAAAACTTAAAGATGCCATTACTGAGATTTCAAACAGCATGACTCGTAATGACGCCGAAAGGGATTTCCAGAAAGAAGCAGTTGCCCGAATTGCAGAGGAACTTGATCTTGACAAGAAGAATGTTAAGAAGATTGCAGCAATTTATCACAAACAGAACTTCACCGAAGTTCAACAAGAGCAAGAAGATATCGTCGAGTTATACGAATCAATATCTACTGCTTAAATTGGTTGACATGGAGCATCATTTCATAAATGGTGCTTCAAATACATTATGAGACAATTATATGATGAAAGCAAACAAAGAATTTCTATGGGTAGAAGCGTATCGACCGGTAACAATCGAGGATACTATTCTACCGAATGATCTCAAAAAGACATTCTCAGAAATCATCAAATCCGGTGAAGTGCCTAATATGCTATTTGCCGGTACCGCAGGTGTTGGTAAAACCACAGTCGCCAAAGCGATATGTAAGGAACTTGATCTTGATTATTTAATCATCAACGGTTCGGAAAATGGCAACATCGACACACTTAGGACTACTATCAAGCAATTTGCTTCTACAGTATCCCTTCAAGGTGGTTATAAGGTAGTCATTCTTGATGAAGCGGATTACCTAAACCCACAATCAACACAACCCGCGCTCCGCGGATTCATTGAGGAATTTTCCAATAACTGTCGGTTCATTCTAACGTGTAACTTCCGCAATCGTATCATCGAACCACTTCATTCGAGGTGTTCGGTGTATGATTTCTCTATCCCGTCTTCTCAGAAGCCCGCCATTGCTGGTGGAATATTCAAGCGCACGGCAGGTATACTAAATAAAGAAGGCGTTGAGTACGACAAGAAAGTCCTTGCTGAGCTTGTACAAAGATACTTCCCAGACTTTCGCCGTATTCTAAATGAATGTCAGCGCTATTCTATATCAGGTAAGATCGATACTGGAATCCTAGTAAATCTTGGCGATGAGAGTTTCAATAATCTTCTAAGTTATTTAAAGGATAAGAACTTTAAATTGATGCGTAAATGGGTCGCTGATAATATCGATACAGAGTCACATGTAATATTTCGGCGTATATATGATTCAATGTCTGCTTCGATTGCGCCACAATCAATACCAACCGTTGTGTTGATAATTGCGGATTACCAATTTAAAGATGCATTTTGTGCCGACAAAGAGATTAACATCGTGGCTTGCATGACTGAAATCATGTCTTCAACGGAGTTCAAATAATGAATATTGTATATGACTACGAAACCCTTAACACAGACGTCACAATAACGCCGATTTTGTCCCTTGCCACTCTACGGTATGATGAAAAACGGTTCAACACAACACCGTATGATTTCGATGAATTGTTATCTGAAACCAAATTCTTCAAGTTTGATGTGACAGAGCAAGTGAAGATGTATGATCGAGTTATAAATCTCGAGACCCTGGCTTGGTGGAATGGACAACCCGCCGCGCTCCAGAAAAGTCAATTACACCCTAACAAAGAATTGGACTTATCTGTAAAGAGTTTGATTGGTTTGATCAAAAACGAAGCAAAGGGATGTGATCGTATATTTACCCGAGGCAACACTTTCGACCCTATGATCACCACCAGTTGGGTGAAACAATTAGGATATCCAGAACCCTATCAACATTGGGCGGTAAGAGACACAAGATCGTTTATTGAAGGATTGTCTTATGGTTCGGATATCAAACACACATTCACCCCTGATGGGTTAGGTGACAAGTTTGTACCTCACGACCCTCAGCATGATATTGTCGTAGATGTGTTGCGGATGCAACAAATCATCAGAGCTATTTCTTAATGGGTGCTTTGAAACTGCGGAAGATTAAATGAAAACAGTAGATGAGTTAGAAAAGGAAGTAGATACACTGTATGAAAAAGCAATGGTGTATTTAAAAGAATCAGAATCTGATTGGAGATGTTTATCTGCTCACAGTAAAGCAAGAGAATGCTGGGGCAAATATCAAATAGCACGTGATAACCTAGACATTGCTAAAAGTGAGGATTATCATGAGTCCATTTGATTATCTTAATGCTATCAATACTACCAAGAAAGATATAATGATAGATGACATAGACGAAAAAGCGTATGCGCCTTTTATGGTGAATCGTGGCTTGTCGTACTTCGAGGATAGTGTTCTATTTGCAAATGAAATGAATAGAGCATATCATCTTGATTCTAAATTGCAGTTTCACTTTTATATAAATACTTTAAGGAAACGCAAACGATTCTCCAAGTGGTTTAAAGCTGAAGAATCTGCGGATATCGATGTGATCAAAACATATTATGGCTATAGTAATGAAAAGGCTCGCCAAGTTTTGAAAATATTATCTAATGAACAAGTGAATGAACTATCAAAAAGGGTGTGTCAAGGTGGAACAAGAAAACGAAAACGTAATAATTGAATGGACTCCGGCATGTATGCTAGAAGTCTCTATTAGAGCCCCAGACGATTTCTTAAAGGTAAGAGAAACCCTTACCCGCATGGGCGTGGCTTCCAAACAAGAAAACAAGCTGTTTCAATCGTGTCATATACTCCATAAGCAAGGTCATTATTTCATAGTTCATTTTAAAGAGTTATTCTTGCTTGATGGCAAACCTTCCAACCTGTTTGAAAATGACATTCAAAGAAGAAATAGTATAACCACATTATTATCTGACTGGGGATTGGTCACTATATTAAACGAAGACCAGGCCGTGGATGTTGCCCCTTTAAGACAAATCAAGATTATTGCCCACAAAGATAAGTACAAGTGGGAACTAATACCAAAATACAATATCGGCATAATTCGATAAATAACGTTTGACAAATGAAACTAGATGTGATATAATAGTCACACTTTACAACAACTGAGATATATTATGAGTAACGAAATAACCCTAATCCGATTAACTTCAGGCGAAGAACTTCTTGCCGAAATGACCGACCCGCAATTTAACATAATGGCGGGCAATGATACATTAATTGATATAGCTATCATCATCCCAACCGAAGCAGGCATTGCATTGACTCGTTTTATGCCATACGCAGATACGAGCAATGGACTAGATATTCCTTTTAGTTCGATCTTGTTTACGACTTCCCCTACAGCAGAACTGCTTGAAAAGTACAGAACTATCTTTCCGTCTAATCAGGGCATCATTCAACCCGAATCTAAAATTATATATTAAACATTGACAAACGACCCTTATTATGATATAATGGGTCTACCTACTTAATTATGGAATTCTATGAGATACTACACCAACGTAGCCCGATATGGCAATTCTCTGCTGTATCGTGGCTATAAGGATGGTCACCGCGACCAGAAGCGCGTAAAATTCAAACCGACCCTATATGTTCCTGACAGTGCAGGAACTCAAAAATCACTTCACGGCGTCGATGTATCATCGATTAAATTCGACACGATGCGAGAAGCAAAGGAGTTTATTACTCAGTATCAAGACGTACCCAACTTCAAAGTGTATGGTAATCAAAACTATCTCGTTCAATACATTCAAGAGCAATACCCAGGCAAGATACCGTTTAATCGAGACGAGATAAATGTCGCTTCAATCGATATAGAAACAGAATATGACAATGGTTGGTCTGCTCCGGCTGATGCTGCAAATAGAATCTTATCTATTGCATTATGGCAAAAAGATCGATACTATGTGTGGGGTTTGAAACCTTATAGCAATAATCGAACAGACGTAGAATATCATCAATGTTCAGACGAAGCAAACATGCTTATGAGATTCGTCAACCATTGGGCATCTCCTATCAATACACCCGATGTTATTACTGGATGGAATACCCGATTTTTCGATATTCCATATTTGGTTAATAGAATCTCTCGTAAGTTAGGGGAAGAATTCGCAAAGAAACTTTCTCCTTGGGGTCTTATATCTCCTAGGGATATCAATATCTTCGGCAAGAAGCAACAAACATGGGAAATCACTGGCGTGGCTTCGTTGGACTATCTTGAATTGTTCAAGAAGTTTACCCTGAATACTCTTGGTGCTCAGGAATCTTATAAACTAGATCATATCGCGTCGGTTGTTCTTGG